CTTCGTATATCTTCGGAATCAAAGACGTTGCAGTTACCGCTCCATAAGTTTTGTCTTCAGTAGCTCCAGCTCCAACAGAACTTCCTATATCTCCGGCACCACCATTTCCAGCATTTGCTATACAAGCTACTCCCAATATTCCTGTTCCTCGTGCAATAGCAAGACCAACATTCCCAACTGTACCATTTTCTCCGGCATAATTATTGTATGCACCCTTTCCTCCTATTCCTCCAGCAACTCCAGCACTTCCTGTTGCAAAAAATCCTGCTCCTCCAGCAACTCCGGCACTTCCACCAACTCCTACTGGGTCAGGAACACTTCCAGAATGAAAGTATCCTCCATTATTACCATTAACACCATTGCCTCCATTACCACCATTGTTTGAAATATATCCGTTATTAGTTAATACCCCCCTAACAAAAACTCTCCAACCATTCGTATTTAATCTCTTTGTCGAATTAACAGTTAAATCGTTATAATACATATCCCTCGTCAAATTCGTATCAACTGAAATAACAACATCTCCATCAGTAGCGTATCCGAAAGGGAACAGTAACTTTGAAAAATTAAGGTTCAAGTCAGAAGCATTTACTTTATCTCCTGCTGACCATTCTTTTAACTTGCTCATTTTCTTTATTCTTTAAAAAATCTTTTACTTCTAAATCTTTTCCGAACTCATAATCTTCTTTGTCAAATGTCGCCTTTTTGACTTTATATCTCAAGCCAAGCTTGTTTACTGCCTGATAAGCTTCGGCCCTATTTTCAACTTCAATTGTAATTGTTATTTCTTCCATAGTTTTATACACTTGCGAACGTATATTTGCAGTCAATTGTTAAACTCGTTACTCCATCTTTAACCCAAGACAATCCCGTTAAATGACTCCATAATTTTCCGGTATTAGCTGATGCTGTTCCATCTATAACATTTCCAAATTCAGTAAAGGTTCCCGTTACTTCTGCTTCTGTGAAAAATGCAGTCAAATAAACAATGTTATCTGAATCAACTCCCGAAGCAGTATCGTTTCTATATGCTTCCGTAATCAACTGTGTATCATTAACCCCCGTAGCTCCGACACCAGTACCCAAGAGCATTTTATTTATCTCTCCGGTATATGTAGTATCTCCAACCAATCTTTTAATAAGAGCATTAAAGCCGGCCTTACAAATTACATTATGCTTTTCATCTATTCCAACCAACTCTCCTTTAGCGTGAAATTTTAATAGGTACTTTTTTAAAGAGGGGAATCTCTTAATAGTTTTGCTAATAATTAAATTCCATTTTAAAAGATATGAATTGGTTTGTTTATAAAACCTTGCTGTTATGTTTTCTTGTACCGGTACGTCTATGTTTAGTATGTTTTCCATATTTTTAATAAAGATAACTGCTTATATTTAATCTCATTGGTCTTTTATTATCATTATCATCTGCGGGAATATATGGACCTAACACCCATTCGGCAGTCCAAGGGTCCTTTCTTATCTGTTCTGCAACTTCAACATCTTGATAATCTTGCATAGCTATATCGGCAACTATTTCTTCAATGACCTCTATGTTCTGATAATCAGAGCGATATTTATATAAAACTTCATCTCCTTCTTCTTTAATTCCCTTTCCGTTTAAAAGTAACATCTGTAAAAAATAAATTATTCCAAGCGTTCTCATCGAAGCAATCTTTACCAGATATAAACCCTCATCAATTGTCATCATTCTTAAAGACACGCTCTGAATAAGATAGTCAGCAGATATTCCTCGTAAAGTGGATTGAACATTTATAACCTGTCCTGACCTTAATCCGTCTTCCTGTGTTTCAAAAGAACCTTCCGTAATAAGAGAAGCGTATGCTTCTAACTCTGCAACTGCTCTTTGCTTGGCTTCATCAACAGTTTTTATATTAGTATCTTTCAAAAAATATTCGTGTATTCCCCAAGCGTTCTGCGACTCATCATCATCAACTTCAACTATAATCGGTATTAAGGGTAATCCAGTAACTTCTACGTTATCAGTTCCAGACGTGGGAGGGTTAGAATCCTTAAACCTTACATACTTTTCTCCATAGCTCCATAAACAATCAACGTCTGCTTCTTCATCTAAATAATCTATTCCGACATCTTGAGTCACCCCTCCAACTTCAACTGCCGGCTTTGAACTAAACTTATTCGCCAATCTAAAATACTTTTTTGTTCCATCTCCATTAAATGTTTCTGTTCTTGAAGAACCTTCTATTTCTCCGCCTTGTATTCTTACCTTGGTTTTTAATTGAGAAGAATCATCTGTTAAAGAAAGAGATTTAATATTATATTTATCATTCGTATCTGTTAATCCGAATGAAGCTAACTCTTTTGATTTAGAAAAGAAATGAATATCTTTTTCATAATCAACATACCAGAAATAATTTACCGCTTCGGCCAACTTTCTTAAACATTGACTTATTGTAATGTTATTAAATCTAATTGATGATACCGGAACATTGCAATCAACATTGACATAGGTAAAACCTGAAGCATAATTATCTAAAATATCGGCTATAATATTTTCAACTGTATCATTCGTATAGCTTTCAGTTACTAAAAATCTATCTAAATCATAAGACCAATCGCTACATTCAATGTCGTAAGTTTCTATAAGAGAAGATTTATCTAACGATTTTGTTATTCTTATAATCACTCCAGAAAAAATAACATCGGCTCCATCAGTAACCTCTATCTCGTCTTGTATCGAAGGGGCGTATGTTTGACCTGCGTGTTTCTTTATTTTAAAATTGCAGGTATTTACCTTCTCGTTAATATTGTCAGTAATTCTAAAACTCTCCCAAGCGATTAAACTGGTCTTATCTACTGTTTCAATTTTAACAGTTATGTTCATATCGCTAATTGTGTCTTTAATCTTTTGATAATCAAATCTCCAAGGTTTTCTGCAACATCTTCTGATAAATAATAACCTCCATTGATATTAACTGTGATACCCATAGCTCCACCGGCCCGATTAAGGGGTATAATCGCTTCTGGGCCAGCTTCTCCGACCATTGCTAATGTTGGTCCGGTTACTATTCCTCCATTCGCTAACATAGGAATATTTGGTATCTGGTATGCTGTTTTGCCAAAAGCTAAAGCACCCGTGCTTACAACGCTGTTTATAGCACTAATAACTACATTAACTTTAGATATTACCCAATTTATTGATTCCTTTATAAAGTTCTTTACTCCTTCCCAGACTGTTTTTACTGATTCTCCCAGTCCTGTCCATAATATTGTCCAAGCAGAAGTAATTGGAGCAGAATACTCAATAAACTTTGCCTGTAGCCACGCCAATCCCGCTTGTGCCATATTCTTAATTATGTTCCAAACAGGACCTACCACAGCTCCGACTATATTCCAAATAGAGGTCCATATCGTCTGTATCAATGTTAATTTTTCAGAAAAAAACGTAGTAAGTTCTGACCAAAACTCTCCCAATGCAATCTTTATATTATTAAATACTGCGAACAAATCAATTCCCATAGAAGAAAATATAGTTAAGACAAGACCGACAATAAAATATAAAGCAAATGAAAATGTAGTTTTTACTCCTTCCCACAATGCTGTGAAAAAAGATACTACTCCGTTCCAAACTGTCATCATTCCAGTTGTTATAGTATTCCAAATACCAGTAAGGTATGAAGCTATCCCGTCCCAAATTTGAATAGCTCTACTGCTTATCATCTCCCAGTTCTGAACAATCCATACTATTCCGGCCACTAAAGCTCCAATAATTGCTCCGCCAATTATAAACGGAGCGAGGGTAATTGCTAAAGAAGCAAAAGCAGTAATTGCTCCCCAAATAGCAGGAGTCAACCCTCCCACTATCGCTCCTGCCAAAACATAAATCGCTGTTTGATTTTTAGAAAACCAGTCAAATAAAATTGGCAACTTGTCTATAAGGGGAGATATTTGAGTCATTAAATTACTCAATTGTGTTGTTAAATAAATTAAAGCAGGAACAAGATACTTGCCAACTTCTTGTTGAAGCTGTTTGAATTGATTATTTAATCTTATCATCGCCCCCGCAGAAGTTTCAGTCATCTTCTCGTTTAGTCCTTTATAGGTTGAATCTAAAACTTTTAAAATGGCAGTAGCTTTTTCTGTTTCTGTTCCGTTAGCAATAATGCTTTTAGTATTGTCATCTAACTTAAATCCTCTCTTTGTAAGAGAGGCGTAGTTACCTTCCATCGCCATACCAAAAGCATTACCATAACTAATCATATCTTCTGTCGTTGCATTGACTCCTTTTTCTGCCACCACAACATCTAATATTGCAGGAGTTAAAGCCTTAATGGTATCCGTAGTAAAATTAAATGTTGCCAACTGTCCCTGTAGGGAAATGATGGTATCGTCTGCTACTACTCCAACCGCCTGTAAGGCATCAGCTTGGTCTAACAAAGACTTGATTTGCTCATCAGAGGCATTAGTCGCTGTCTTCATAATATGGGATAGTTTAGTTACAGCAGTTTCACTATCTGCATATTCTTTAATACAAAGACCCGATACTGCTACAATTCCAGCTAACCCCAAAGCGAAGGCTTGAGAAGCCCCCTCTGCTCTTTCCAAAGCTCCTTGAAGACCCTTTAATTCATTGGTTGCTTGGTCTTTGGCGGTTATTAAGATTTGTAGCACTCTATCCATTTTTTTTGTTTTGTTTATTCTCTATAAATCTTTTTGTATTGATTATCTCTAAATAATTGAGCATATCATCTTCGCTCTCTTGTCTTATTTGAGAAGGAGTCCAACCATATTCAGCACTCATCATTTCCATAAGCACGATAAGGTCTGGACTCCTATGGCCAAGCAATTGTTCTTCCAAATACTCTATTCGTCTTTTTTTTTAGGATAAATACCAGATTCATCAACTACTTTCTGTCCATCATCTTCCGGAAGACTTCTTAACCACTCTTTTGAAAAGGAGATAATCTCAACGTCCTTACCTTCCTCTATCTTTCTAATCTGAACGATAAACTTCTCTAATAAAAGGTACTTACCATCAATCATAGCAACTGGGTTAAATTCTATTTCTGCTTCTGCTCCTAATTTTGGCTTATTGATATGAGCAGACTTCATTATTTCTTTCTGTAAATCTTCTCTTTCCCCAAAAGTTAAGCTATCTTTAATGTCTATTTCGTACCCTGTGATTTGAATTGTTTTCATTTTTGTTGATTATTATAATAATATCTATGCAAAACTTTCCAAACCTATGCAGAAGGAGGTGTTGCGTATTCAGAAGTAAGGTTCTTTAAAGTTACCTGACAAGCTTTACTGTCCGTTGTGTTATAAAAACCCTTAAACTTTATTTCTTCCTCTACCAATTCATCTGCACCGCCCGATATGGTCCAATCCATAACCATTGCTTTTGTCAATAAGATTGTAATTGTCGGGTGATTACCAGTACCAATGTCTGCTGAACCTTCAATCGTGATAGACATATATTGAGAAGTATCTCCTTCATATAAAGTCTTAAAGGTTGTATCAATATGATTCTTTTTAAAGCTTCCTTCAATTGATAGCTTGCCATTAAGAATATCATCGGGAGTATAGCTTCCTAAAATATGGTCAACAATCAAGCCTGTATTAAACTCTATGTCAAGGCTTTTTATTTTTGTCGCAGTAGCCCCCGCAAGACCGGCTTCACTACTGGCAGTCTTAATCGTTATATCTTTACCAATAAAGTCGTATTCTGTTCCGTAAGAAGGACTTGCTGAATTACTTGCTCCCAATTTTGCCATAAAATCAGCACTAAATCTTACATAATCGTCAATTGTTGCAGATAGTGTCAATTTTCCAATCATTCCTCCGTTATAAACATTCTGCTCTACTGCTCCCTTTTTAACAAACAGACTCAAGGTAGCGTGGGAAACTGATTGAGCAAGGTTGAAAACGTGGGTATAAACTGATGAACCTGTGGAAGAAACACCACCAAACAAATTATAGAAAAGGTATCCGATTGCATCAGCTTGAGCAATACCCTCTAATGTTCCTTCAATCCACTTTTTAACAACTCTCCTATTTAAAGAATCTTCCAAGACTCCTCTCTTTGAATCCTCAACTACGTTCTCGGCTTTTTCTACAATGTATGCCGAAACATTTTTTATCCACTTTTCTACAGTAGTTTTAGCTGTACCTCTTACGGATTCAACTGAAACTCCTGCTTGTATATCTCTGCCGATTATTTGGCTCATATATTTATTATTATTTTAATTATTTGTTAATACTTTTATTCTTAAATTAAGTTCCACTATCGCTTCGCTTCCGTCTGTTGTCATTGACCAATCCCCAGAATTTATTAAGAAGCTTACTCTATGTCCGTCTATTGTATCTCCCCAATCTTCATCAAATTGAGCTATTATTGCGTCAACCATATTGGGAAGAACTGTTTTGAAAATATCATTCTTGTCTTTATTAGCAGTTCCTACCACAACATACAAAACAAACTCATACATCTTAATATTCTCTCCGGTTGTATGAAATTGATTATCTTCTTTTCTCGGAAAATATATCAATGCCGGATACTTCGATATTTTGGCCGGACCAATAGGATAAGCAAATCTTTCCGGTATGCTAATCTTTGCCAAGATTGCATCAATTTTTGCGTATAGTGTTGCGTACATATTAACTTGCTAATTTAACAACTATCTTTTCTAATAAATCTCCCTCTAATTCTCTAACCTGTGTTTCTCCTCTCTCGAAGGCGTAGCTTAACCAAGGTCTTAACTGCACCCCCCTAACATTAAAACTTAAATCATCTTCTCCGTGAACATAGCCTGCGTATGGAGCTGTTGGATATATCTTTGCTTCCCAATTTCTAATATCTGTTCTGTGCGTATCTCTCAAGTTTCCAGTTGCTACCGGAACACCCCCGCCCTTGCCTCCCATTCTCCAAGGATAGTTCCAAATCAATCCTTTAAAAACCGCTATTGCCCTTGGTAAAAATATCCCTAATTCATCTTTAACTACTTGAGGATTGTTCTCGATAGCCTTCCTAAATTCTTTAAATCCTTTTAAATTATACTGAAACATAATTTTCGTTCGTTTCAACTATCAATTCTAAATGCTTATTTCCACCCGAATAATCTCTTTCGTTTATGGCTCTTACTGAATAACTGTCTTCCGTATCTGATAAAATATCTTCCAGCTTTATATCCGCATCTAATGGACACCATATTTTATATCCTTTTCCGTAAGCAATACCGATTGTCTGGATTAACTCTGCCGAAGCTTGCTGTCTATGGCCTTTAAATGTTCCTACTGATTGTAATTCAGAAGTATCGCTTGTATCCCAAACCATTCTATAAATCGTAAATGCTGTTTTAAAAAATCTTTGTATGCTCATAGCTCGTACTTTTTATAGTTGTTCAAAATAACCTGTGCCTTTTCCCAATCACTCTGACCATTGTTTTGACCTTCTCCCCCAAAAGATACAGAATATTCTCCAATCCTTTCGCTCTTTATTCCTCCAAAATTCTGATTCAATCCTTGCTTATAAATACTTGATACCAAGAATGTCGCAACCCAACTAATATCGTCTGGAACATACTCACTATAACCCCATTTTGCGGTAACTTTCTGGTTTTGTATTCCCTGTATGAATGTTCTTTCTCTTAAAGCAAGCTGGATTATGGGAAAGCCTTTCACTATGGCATTGTTAGGCAGAGTAAAATATCTATCAGTTCCGGTTGCCAAAATTTCTGTAAAGCTATCCCCATAACCATCATTTCCAACTTCTAACTTTGTTACTTCG